AAAGTTACATTTTATGATAGTTTAAAAATTTTAAATTTTACCGTTGATAAAATCGCAAAAGATTTTGATCTACCTATAAGTAAGCTTAAAATAGATTATAATGAGTATAGACCTGTAGGACATAAATTAACAAGTGAAGAAGTAGATTATTTGCGTAATGACGTAGAAATTATGTCGAGAGCTTTACATATAATGTTTAAACAGGGCATGGATCATATGACTATTGCTTCTTCTGCTCTTGCACAATATAAACTTATTTTCACAGATACTAAGTTTATGGGAGCATTTCCAAAACTTTCATGTGATCCGTTTATTAGAAAAAGCTATAAAGGTGGTTGGACATATCTTTCAAATTTGTATAAAGGTAAAACGATTAAAGATGGTATAGTGTTAGATGTAAATTCACTATATCCATGGGTAATGAGAACGAAGAAACTTCCATATGGGTATCCTATACATTTTGATGGTAAATACATAGAAGATGAGCTCTACCCTTTATACGTGCAAAAATTCCGTTGTAACTTTAGATTGAAAAAGGACCATGTTCCAACCATACAAATAAAAGGTAGTTTAAAATTTATCGAAAATGAATATTTAGAGTCTTCTGTAAATGTAAAAGGAGAAGAGGAACATATAGAACTTACTCTCACATCTGTAGACCTAGATTTATTTTTTGATCATTATGAAGTTTTTAATGAGGAATGGTTAGAAGGTTATAAATTTAAATCTACTACTAATTTATTTAAGGATTATATAGATAAATGGGTTAAAGTTAAGATTGATAGTGATAAGAATAAAAATCCATCTATGAGAGCTATTGCAAAACTTATGTTAAATTCTTTATATGGTAAATTTGCTTTAAATCCAATTGTAAGTGGTAAAGAACCTATATACAATCATCATAAAAAATTAGTTCAATTTAAATATACAGAAGAAGAATATAGAGACCCTCTTTATATACCTGTAGGAACTTTTATTACTGCATATGCGAGAGAAAAAACTATAAGAACTGCACAAAGTGTATATCATAGGTTTGCTTATGCAGATACAGACAGTTTACATCTTGAAGGATTAGATGTGCCGGACATAGGTATTGATCCATATGAGTTAGGTGCATGGGATCATGAATTTACATTTTCAAAGGCTAAATATATAAGACAAAAATGTTATATGGAAAGAGGTAAAAATCCTAAAAAAGATGAAGAAGAATATACAAAAATTACTTGCGCAGGTATGCCGTCAAGATGTTATGAGAATGTAAGTTTTGATAACTTTGAAGTTGGGAACAAATTTGAAGGTAAATTACAAAGAAAAAGAGTTACAGGTGGTATTGTTTTATTAGAAGGTGACTTTACAATTAAAAAATCATCATTAATGGTATAAATTTAGCATTGCAATAAATTAGAAATAATGTTATAATGTTATTGAGTGGTAATGGTAACTCATATGTTATTTGCTAGGTTAACCAAAGGTGATGAGCCTATACCTGTGCAATCTTGGAGTGGTTTCTTGACAGTGACCCTTTACCTACTCACATAAATTTTATTAAGACTACCAAAAACACTCAAAAGTGTAGGTAGTCTTCTACTATTTAGGGGGTGAGATAGATGTACTTTAACGGTAATGAAGCATTAACATACAATTGTATTTTTAACTTCATCGTTGGTAATAGAGGTGGTGGAAAGTCTTATTGGTTTAAGGATTATGCCATTCGTGACTATCTCAAAAATAAAAAACAATTTATATATTTGAGAAGATTTGAAACAGAAATAGACAAAGGTAAAAAGGAAAAATTCTTTGATGATATTAAAGATAAGTTTCCAGATCATGAGTTTAAAGTAAAAGGTCATACCGCTTTTATAGATGGAGAAGAAGCAGGTCAATTTATGGTGTTATCTACGGCAAAATTACAAAAGTCCGTACCCTTTCCAAACGTAAATAAAATAGGATTTGATGAATTTATATTAGATAAAGGGTACCATCATTATTTACCTGATGAAGTTACTAACTTCTTAGAATTTTATGAAACTATTGCAAGATTAAGAGAAGATGTTAGAGTGTTTTTTATGGCCAATGCCGTATCAATTACGAACCCATATTTTTTATACTGGGGTATAAGAAATGTTGACAAAATGTATTATAGACCACGAAAACATATGCTTGTTGTTAGAGCTGTTAACGAAGATTTTGTTAAAATGAAAAAGAAAACAAAATTCGGTGAAATTGTAGAGGGTACTGCATACGGTAGATATGCAATAGAAAACGAATACTTAAGAGATGATGATTCATTTATAGGTAAAAAGACAGGTAACTCACATTATTCATATTCACTTGTATACAATGGAAGAAAGTACGGGGTATGGATTGATTATAAAATGGGTAAATATTATATATCAAATGATATTGATGAATCTAATAAACTTTCTTATTCTATAACAATGGCAGATCATTCACCAAATACAATGCTATTAAAAGGTAAATCTTATAATATGCAGCAGTTTGTAAGAAACTATAAATTAGGAAATGTTATATTTGAAGATATGCACATTAAAAATGTTTGTTATGAAATAATAAGATTATTTTTATTATAGGAGGTTGATATAATGAAGTATATTGATAAAAGCAGTAATATTGTTTTATTTAAAACTTTAGAGGGCGGGTTTTATATAGGTTATCTTCTAGCTGTATTAAATACTATGGAATCCTGTGACGAAAGTTTTTTAAAAAAGGAAGAACCAATCTTTGTAGTAGACCCCATTGAAGAAGGTTTAAATTTATTTTATATAAGAGAAGATCAAATTTTAAAAAGATTTAAGGAGGTAGAATAATGAAAAAAGAAGATCACAAGAAAATTATTAATGAAATTCTTAATTCCTTGGATGACCAGGGCAAAGTGTCAGAACTTCTTGTAAAATTAGAAGATGACAATTCTATACTAGAGGACAAACATCTTGAAGCATCAACAAAAATTGACTCACTCATAGAAAATAATGAGAGCTTAAGATCAGCAAACAACAAATTATTTATAAGGTTAGGAGCAGAAGAAGCACAAAAACAGCCTTTTGATGATCCGACTCCAACAGATCAAACAGATCAAACAGAAGATAATTTAAAATTTGAAGATTTATTTAATAGTAAGGGGGAATTAATTTAATGGCAAATGCAGTAAATATTTTAAACACAGTAAGAGCAAACGCAAGTGATACTTATAAAAACAGAATACCTGTAGCAACACAAAACAATTTAGATAAAATATCAACTATAATGGGTCAATACGTTTCTACTCAAAATGAGTTCTTAAATGCTCTAGTGAATCGTATTGCAATGACAATTGTAAATCAAAAAATGATTGAGAACCCAATTTCACAACTTAAGAGCGGCACTATGCCAATGGGAAAAGATATAGAGGAAATATTTACAAATCCCGCAATAGCTAAAGAGTATAAGGCAGACTCTGCGGACTTGTTAAAAGTTACTCCGCCGGATGTTAAAGCTTTATTCTACACAATTAATAGACAAGATAAATATCCTGTCACAATATCCACTCCAAATCTTATGAGAGCCTTTACAAGTAATCAAGAAATGGGATCACTTATTTCACAAATTGTTAATTCATTATATTCTGGAGATAATTACGATGAATTTTTATTAATGAAACAGCTTATGGCTGATGCAGTTACTAAAGAAAATGTAGTTATAAACAAGTTAATTTTTAAACCGGATACTATGACAGATGCAGACGCTAAGACACTTGTAAAAATTTTAAGAGCTGATAGTATGAGTTTAACTTTTGCAAGTTCATCATATAATAAATACGCTAAAGTTAAACCAGCTTCAGACACTGGCAAAGATTGTATAACATTTACACCAGTATCCGACCAAGTATTATTAATTGATGCAAGAGTTTATTCTAACGTTAATGTTGATGTGTTAGCTTCTGCTTTCAATATGGACAAGGCTGACTTTATTGGTAAAGTTATACCTGTAGATAATTTTAATGGTGCTCCTGTAATGGCTATGCTTATGGATAAAGCATGGTTTAGAGTTTACGATGTACACAAACAAGTTGCGGATATGTTTAATGGTGATACTTTAAATCATAGCTACTGGTTACACCACTGGCAAGTATTAGGATATTCCATGTTCGCAAATGCTATAGCCTACACATATGAACCAACGCCATAATACTTAATAAAACTATTGCAATAGTATTACTAATTTATTGCAATAGTTTTTAATCAAATTATTGTAATAAAAATTAGTAAGGAGGATACAAATGCAGGGATTAATGCAAAATAACAATGTATGGTTATGTAGAGTAGATTTAGAAAAAGATTACGAAGGTCAACTCACATTTCCCTCAATGGCTGCTCAAACAAGTTATTTTTTAAGCACAGCTGTTAAATCATATAACAATGTAAGCTTTGTAAGAGATCCAGTGGATGGTGAAACAAAAAATTATCTTAGACTTGAAGCACCAGTAGATCAACTTCATAATTGTAACTATGTTATGTATAAAAATGGTGATAGTCAAAAATACTACTATGCTTTTATTGATAGATTGGAATATAAATCACCTTATGTAACTTGGGTTTATATGAGTCCCGACGCTTTTCAAAACTGGCAATTTGATATAACTTATCATAAGAGTTTTATTGATAGACAAACTCCAATTAACATAGATGAAAGAAATACTCTATCCGATACACCTGCACATGGTCAACTAATAGAAAGACAATCTTTAACAGAAAATTTCCGAGGTGCCTATTTTGCTTTTTGCTCTACGGATATAACACAAGATGATCCAACAGAAAGTATACCCTATAGTTTAAAAATAGGTGAATTTAACATTCCATGTTGGACTCTTTTCTTTACTCCTTTGGAAGCTGAAAGAATGGGAGAGGTATTAGGTCATATATCTAATCGGGGCTATGGGGATAGAATAATGAGTGCCGTATATGTGCCGTTTGTAAAAGATAATAATGCAATAAAAACTCAACATTTTAATGAATATGGTGGTTTTAATTTAGCAACACAATGTGATCCATCAAATTTAAAAAAAGAAATCACGATGACAATAAATAATATTGATGGTTATGGAAAAGAATTAACTTATCCTTATGCAAAAATTATGGTTCAAGATTTAACAACAGGTCAGACAATTGAATTAGCTCCGGAAAAATTTGAAAATGGTCAGATTAAATTTGAATTACAAGGAACTATATCAGAGACACCATGTTATCGAGTTATACCAAAAGGATACGAGGGTCAATATTTAGCTCACAATCATGCTCTAGTTACTAAATGTAGTACATCACTTCCAATAGTTAATAATTTATATGCTAAATATTTAATGCAAAATCAAGATATTAATACTATGTCTAAAATTAATGCGTTAAGTCCTCTAGTTGCGGGAACGGCTGCCGGAACGCCGGTTTCAATGGGTC